CGTGCGGGAATGGCTTAAAGTATTGGAATCAAAACTGGTTGAGCCGGCGCAGCAGTTGCCCAGCCCCAGTCCCAAGATTGCCGCAGGTGGAGGTTTTCTTTGGGATTTTACTGGTTGGAATCCAGAAACACGAGCGTTTGGAAATAAGTCTCTGGCAAGTTTAGGTGCAAAAGATGGGAATTTGTTAGTTAGTAGGTTTAAAAATGTAGCCGGTGATCCGACTTTGTCCAATGCAATTATTGAGTTAGCTCGGAATACGTTTCCTGATGTGTTCTCTATGGTTAATGGGCAGGAGCAAGTGAACGTACCGGTGTTGATGAGCAAGTTGGATAAGGTGATGGAGGTTCGCGTGTATGGGCAGGAGGGGAAGGTGAGTGAGGCGGAGGCGGGCCTTGCCGACCTTACACATAATTGGTTTGATAACCAAGCTTCAGACACTCGACGATCGTTTAATAGTTTTGATACGTTTGAAGAAGCGGTAGAAAACATTAAAGAGGGTGCTAAGCTGTCTTATAACGAAGCAACACGAGCTAGAGTTGAACAAACAATAAACGATCCTGAATGGGTTAAGTCAGCTCAACGGTATGTTGCATTGCGCAAGCAGGTCGCCGCCGAACCCCCCGACACCTCCCCCCGCGCAACCTCCTACTACAAATCAATCTCCCCGTTCGACACGGAGAAGTATCCGGTGGTGCGGGTGGATGTGGTGTTGCCGCAGGGACCAAAGTATAAGAAGCAACTTACGTTTGAGGAATGGAAAAAGACCGGCAGTCGTGGACCTGGGTTTGAAGCACTGGACCGAGAACTATATGACAAGACTGTAAAGGTTCAGAGTGAAGCAAAAGCTGACCCTCTCTGGTCCCCCGACAACCTCCACGAAAACCTCCCGAACACTCTCGGCTGGGCCATGGTTCAGTTTGTGCCAGCTTCGCTAGGTAAAGAACAACAGTTCCAACGACAAGGAGAATTCTCCGTTCGTCAAATCGGGAATGCTTTTGCTAAAGTCACGTTTAGCCCGAAGGAGGTAAAGATTCACGACCTTGCAGTCTTGGCTGAGTCACAGGGAAAAGGCGAAGGTGGACGGTTGCTCGAAGAAATAAAACAAGCTGCGGGAGACCGTTTGGTTACACTTGTTCCTTCAGCAAAAGATGCTGGTCGGCAAGCTGATTTGGAACGTTTTTATACACAACATGGGTTTACTCGTGATGGGAACGAGTTTATTTTTCAGGGTAAGGATGAGACGGTTATGTTTGTGGGCGAGCAGCAGAGTCGGTGGGGGCAGGAGAGGCAGAAAGCAACAAAAACCTTTGACGCTGAAACGCAGCGCCGTAAACAGGAGATTGCTGACTACAAGCAACAGCTTACCGAAGCTAAGTCTGATGAATCTCGTAGTGAACTGCAAAGCAACATTGATGCGTTGCAGAAAGCGCTGGATAAACGAACTGCTGCTGGTCCAGAAGAGTTTGCAGGCGCACCAGCTTCTCACCCCCTCCTCCCACTCCAACACGTCCTCGTCCTCAAAGCCGCAATAGCAGAAGCGCAGAAACGTGGCGTGACGAAGATGGTGGTGAGTGATGGACCTTCGGCAGGTGTGACAGAGATGCAGGATAAGCAGATCACTAAGTCTTTTGCAAATCAAACTGAGGCTGAGCTTTATCGGCAAGAGATTGGAAAGAGGTTTAACATTCCTCCGGCTAATGTAGGACAAATGGCGCAGGATGGGAACAGAACTACTTTAACTCGTTCAACAAGTCACGACGCAATTACTCGTGCTTTGGTTGATGAAGGCTGGACAACTCCACAAGCAGGTGGAATGGCTCTCCACTACGACACCACGCTCCAGTCCGCGATGCGGAGTCTGACGGGGGATGAAGGAAGGAAGGTGGATTTGGGGGCGCATAAGAATGCGACAGAACAAAAACCATTTAGCGCAGTTGAGAATCAGCCTTGGGTTCTTGAAAACACACAAACTGGTGAAGTTCATTACCACGGAACTGAGCAGGGAGCTAATCGTCGTCGTGAGTCGATGACGACACCAAATAACTGGGAAGTTCGTCCAAACGAACAACTTGCTAATGTTGGTAAGGTCGTCGGCTCCCCCGTATTCCGCAACCCTGACGGCACGCCAAAGTCCTCCGTCACCGGCACCTCCTACGACCTAACCGCAGCTCACGCCCGTATCACTGAGCAGGGTGGCTCGACCTTGACTAACCCTAGCCGTATGCTCGGTGAGCCATTTGTTCCTGAGTCTCCCGAAGGAAAGAAAATCGTTTCCGATTTACAGCCGGAGCTAGGCGCAGTCGGCCTTCTTAACTGGATGTCGAAGCAGTCAAAAAACGGTGCGGCGTTAGCTGCGGACTTGGCTAAGTTTCCTAACCTTCTTTCCATAATTGACATTCGACTTATGGAAATGCCGGGGGAAGGTCGAACGTGGTCGGCCACCAATGGCCGCATCCAGGTTGATTTAAACCCTGCGTTGTTCTGGGGAGATATGAACGCACAGGCGGAAAAAGTTGCAGGACATGAGTTGTTGCACGGATTGACCAAGCAAGAAATTGCACGGCCCGAAAACGCAAACATCAAAGCAGAGTTTGACGACGTTAGGCAGCGGCTTGCGGCACAACTGCCCACTCACTTGCAGTCGTTGTATAACGAGGCTATCCGGACAAAGTGGCTTGATCGTTACGCTAAAGACGACGCTTCGGCTGATATTAACCAGTTGGGCAAAACGTTTCCAGAGCAAGAAATTGTCTATGGTTTGCTTAACGTAGACGAGATGATCTCGCAGAATTTTAGTTCGGAGTCGTTTCGCGATTTTGCTCGAAGCAAAAAATCAAAAGACGGCCAGACGTTTTACTCGCGGTTTACTAACCTGGTAAAATCTCTTTTTGGACTCAGCGCACGTGGCAGCACGGCGTTTGACGAAATCATGTCTATTAGTGATCGGCTTATGCAACGTGGAGAATGGATTGCAGACTTCCAGAACTACGCAGAGCGTCACTTTGAAGGACAGGGTGTTGATCCGTTGCTTGCTAGGCAGTATACGCAGAGGGCGTTGAATCTAGTGGTTAATGAAAGTTACGGAACTAATGTCAAGTCGCTTTTCCAGGCGTTAGACATACCGGGATTTGTTAAATCTGTTGAAGTCCTAAACGCGGAGAAGAGGTTGAATTTGCTGTTACAGAATAAGGCGTCTAACGAATACGGAAGTCTGCTTACGGGTATGCAGGAGCATGGGTTACAACCCAATCGAAACGGTTTAGACGAGTTTGCGCAGATGGTGTTGCGCGGGGAGGAAACGGCAGATGCGTTTGATGTGTTGCCGCCAGAGGCAAACGCTTATGTGTGGGCAAAAATTTCTGACATGAAGCAGGTGCTGGATGTAGTTGCGGCTGCAACTAAGGAAAAAGTTAGTCCGCTAGTAAACATTAGCGAACCGCAGAACTTGCGTGGACCGGTTCGTGATGCCGTGCGCGCAGCCAATCGTGTATTGAAAGCTCAAGCGTTTCATGAGGAATCGGCTAGGGAACTGATTGGTTTGCAGGGTATTGACCCGATGGGATACGCGGAAAGCATGGCAGATGTGGAAGGTTTGCCTAGCCCTAGTCCCAAGTCTGAAATGATGGGCTACGTGGAGGACGCCAAGGACGCGACTAAGAGCTTTGGTAGTTGGATTAAAACTACTTTGCAACCAATTGCGCAACGGATGGCGGAAATGCCTGAGACTAAAGAGGTCTTTGCGCGAGGGTGGCAGGTTGCGGAGAACGCTAGACGGTTTGTTTCTGATACGTTAACGCCAATGGGCCGAGACATTTCTGATCCGACTAATACGGAAGTGACCAAAGAAAGTCTAGATAAAAGCTTGAAGGTGTTGCAGAATCCTCGACTAGAGGCGATTGCGCAGAAGTATATCTGGCTTAATCAGGTTGAAGGAAAGAAGAATAAGTCGACTACGATCTTGCCTGAGTCTCATCCGGAAATTCAAAAGATTCTAGTTGGAGTATCGGCTGCTGACAGGAGTGCAATTAACGATGTTATTGGTAAGCTTAGTTACTCTACGCAAGCAACCAACGCTAAGCAACTAGAGTATATGCGACAGGTTGCTGCGGTGCGTGCTGCAATTATTGTCAATGCGGACAACGGGTTGAGCACGGGGCAGAACATTAAAGTTACCGGTGAGATGTTGCAGTCCATATTGGATCTTAACGATCCAGCAAAGCAGGCAATAGCTGGGCAAAAACTAAATGCGTTGCAAGGTAAGTTTAGTGATCCGCAAGCGTATATTGAAACGGTAAAGTTTCTTGAAGCGGAAGCGGGTAAGTATAAACTGTGGGAAGACTTGTTTAAAGCGAATCCCGCATATGCTAATGCCCAACGTCAAGGCCGATACCTGATTCATTACACGGATAAGTCAGGCAAAATGCAACTTGGGCAAGCCATGTCTAAAGCCGCAGGTCGTCTGTGGCTAGAGAATCGTGGGTTTAAACTTGACCGATTTGAAAGCAACTGGAAAACTGGCGAGGATTCTTTTCCCGCAATCGGAACCGATGCGGAAGGTCTTCTCCAACGATACCGTGAGTTGGAAGAAAGTCAGATTGCAATTTTGCGGAATCGCGGGTTTACTGAGGAACAAGTGGCCGCGATGCGTGCGAGCAGTCCTGCCGCTCAGCTCGCAACTGAAGCCGCTTATCGTGGAGGAATCTCCAGCGATGTAGCCCTCGCCCGTAACCTAGGTAAGGGTGCTGAACACCTGCCGTGGGTCGAGAACCATTTCACGTGGGTGCAACGCTCGGCCAACTACTGGACCCGACAACTGTTCGCCGCGCAGATGGACGCGCACATTCTCGAAAAGCAGTTCGAGGACCGGCCTGAGTTGCGGCAAGAGTTCAAAACGCACAAGGATAACATGTTGCAACGGGACCCAGAAGTCGCGCAAAAGATTACGCGATTTGCTCGGACGTGGTTCATGGGGTTCAATACGGCAAGTGCGTTGGTGAATATGGCCCAGCCGTTTACTACGCATGTGGCCGAGCTAACCGCACTGACTGGCAAACCGCTTGACAGCTATCGCCGCATCCTTAACGCGTTAGGTGAGATTGCCGGTGAGCGTGGAGGCAAAGAATGGGCTACGCCGGAGCACAAATGGTTGCACGCAGAAATGGCCAAGGACGGAGTTTTGGATTTGTCCATGTTCGATGATAACGCAGCCGTGCAGGAGTCTATCCACACGCGCTACAAAGAAGTCATCGAAGGGTCTCAGCCGCAAACGCTAGGCCAGAAACTGGGAAAGGCTGCCGGCCATTACAGCACAGCAGCCTTTTGGATGTTCAGACAGGGTGAGCGGATTAACGCTACGGCGGCGACATTTGCAAGTTATGATTTGTTTCGGGAGCAGGGACTTTCGCGCGAGGAAGCATACGCAAAGGCAAAGGAGTTCAACGCACGAACGAACTATTCTGGTGGCAAAGCTCAACGATCTCTTGGAGCCTTCTCATCTCGGTCGGGGTTTGGGCGCGGCACTGCAATGCTTGCAACGTCTCTTCAGTCATATGTCCTAGGGACAACATTTCAGCTTGCGCGGTATCTCCAAGCAGGCTTGTTCCGCCCCAAGGGTTTAACTCCAGCTGAAGTTTTTGCAGCAAGGAAAGCAGCCGTTCAGATGCTGGGGACACAACTGGCTGCTGCAGGTGTTCTAGGACTTCCGTTTGTTTCTGGAGCAATAGCTTTGCTTGACAAAACATTTCCGGACTTAGAGTTGAACCGCAACTTGCGGGAACTGATGGGCCAGATTTTTGGTGAGGATGAAAAGACTGGGAATACATTGAGCGATATGGCTATGACGGGGTTGCCGAGTATGCTTGGTTGGGATATGCAGAGCCGACTTTCCATGGGAAATACCGTGCCCGGCGTGAGTGAGATTAACGGGTTTCAACCTGAGATGCTACTTGGGCCGGCGGCAAACCTAGTTACGAATTTCATCCGAGGTAGTAAGGGACTGGTGACGGGAGACATGGGAGCAGCGGCTAAAGGGTTGTTGCCGGGCTATGCCAAGTCACTGATCGCAGCGGGCAAGCAGACGCTTGGGCAACCAGTTGGTGACTATCGGGACAGGCCACTGTTTACGCCGACGCCGGGAGAGGTGCTCGGCCAGAGCATCGGGTTCAAGCCGAAGCGTCTGTCGGACGCTAACGCTGCTGATCGGATGTTGCGGGCGTCGGAGGATGTAGCGCAGCGGAGGGATCACCAACAGTCTAATCAACTCGCAGAACGTGTATTAGCTGGAGAATTTGGAACAGTCCGTCAAACTCTTCTTTCGAGAGCCCAGTCGGAACAAGGATATGATCCCGTTTCTGCAGCTCGACAAGTTGCTCAAGCGGCGGAAGCCCTGAGTTTTCCCCGAGATTTGCGTCGAGAAGGGACTTCAAGACTTTCAGGTCAACGTAATAAACTTCTGACTTCATTTGGAATTACTCCCTCTGTGGCGGGTATTGGGTCTCAATCTCATACTGTGTCTGAGGTTTCTCGTTTGCAGTTTCGCTGGCAGATTGAGGCGCGACTTGGGGTGCCAAAGGCGGCAGGACAAAAGTCAGAGTTGGAACAGGCGCAACTGATGGACCAGCTTGCGGTGAAGCACCCCGGTCTATCTCGGCTTGAACTACGTCAGCTTGCGTTGCAGATAAGGCGACCAAATTTCGAGCGGCCCACGCTTGGAGAACCTCGGGAGTTGCAATGATTGGGTCGGTAAAGGAGCCGGACTTTGTGGTAACGATTAGGCCGTGGATTTGAATCTTCTTAGTCTCGGCAAGGTAGGATAAGACTTCATCAAATTCCTTGCGGGCATCCTTTGGACTGAGAAAATTGAACATCTTAATCCAGAGTTGTTTTTTGGAGATTGGTTCGGTAAGCCCGGCAATATACTCAAACACTTGCATGGCCACACCAGCGGTTTCATTCCGGCCAACGCCGCCAAAGATGCGATAGAGGTCGCGTTCAAGAACTTCGAGGAACTCAGCAGCTTCTCTGAAGTTTTGCACGGTAAGGTTAAAGTCTACACTCTCGCAGAGAGAAAGAACCATAGCAATTTTGAGTAGCTGATCGGGCTTACTGGTAAACCAACTGCGCGTTTGCGGGCTACGCTTTGGGGTGAGTTGGCTGTGGTTGTCATACCAGTCTTTGAACCATTGCTTGGCTTGGTCGTTCCATTGAAATTCTCCAGCGGACTTACGGAGCAAGTTGAGGTGTGTTTCGCAACGAGAGAAGGCAGCACGCTGTTCTTCGGTCTCAGTGAGAAACGCATGAGGGTCTTCAAATCGACGCGAGCCAAATTGGAAAAGCACACGACGGGCCAAGCCCGTTGAAATGATCTTCGCCTTTTGCATGTCGAGGGCGACATCGGTTGTGAGGCCGCCGAGCATGGTGATATACGGCCCAATGACTTTATTCTGCCCAGCGTTCTTCGTGCGGTAGTGATACATGTCCTCGTCGTAGATGTCATTGAGTTCGTTGATCCAACCCTTATCATCCATTGAGATAAAGTTTAGGAACTCGTTGGCAAGGATAAGCATTGGGTGCGTGGGAAGCAGTTGCCCATTCGGCCACTTGATTAACTCCATAGCTCCCGCCTCGATTGGTGGTTTGATGTCTAGGTTTCCAGTCATGAACTGCCAGAGACCCTGTGGGGACTCCCGCGATGCGGAGTGTTGAAGCTCCGGCTTGATTGCGCGGAAGAGCTTCTTGAAGTTAACCATTGTGATGGACTTACCGTTTCCTGCATCGCCGACAAGCAACACGTAGATGTTGCAATACATAGCGCGGGTTCCCCAAGCAAGGAATACGCGTCGGCCTACGGAAGCTGAGACGGCGGTGAGTGCAGCCCAGACGTGGAACATCTTTGGCGCCTCATTGTCGGCGGCGTAGGTTAGGTAGTCACGGAGGAAGTTAGGGTTAGGCACCGGGGAATAGTTGTGTCGGTGGTTGTTTTGCTTCAATGAAGTCTGCCCCGGCTTTAAACGCTCGGGACCAACAAGCGTCCCATTGGGCGTTAGCATCGGGATTGGGACGAGATTTTTGGTAGTCAGTCTTGGCTTTCTGACACAGGTTTTGGACTTTGGTAAGTTCGCGTTTGGTTAGGTCTCGGTAGTTCATAGCTTTTCTTTCATTGCACATTGTCCGCCACATGCGGCATACCCTGCGATGTCAACCCAGTGATCTGGATGCGCGGGTGAGGTTGCTACGCGGGAGACCTTTTGAAGGATGTTCATAATTGCTATGTCGTGGGCGAATAGCCCATCTTCTTCTGGGTTATGCTTTGTTGCGCGGAGATATGCAGTCCAAAGTTCAGCTATGGTTTTGAAGTTGTCTTCGGGTTCGCCGTGCGTGGCACTTCGATCTTTATTTACAATGCGGTCGGCTTCGGATAGGATTTCGGTTCGGGTCATTTGGGTTGTTGGTTTACCACGTGTCTATGTCAGCCTGAACACCGGAACTTCTGTCAAAGACTTATCTCCAGGTTGGCTTGTAATGGTTAGCGTATGCCCGATACTTCCTGGAGTTTCTTGTATTTGTATCCAGCCAGAATTAGCTCGGGCAAAATTTAACATGAATTCTAATTCTGCGGTTGAAGCATAGATTTGTCTAATCATAGGACTGCTAGTATGGTTGCGTTTAGTGGAATACCTTTGTCGCTCAAGACTAGGTATTTGATTTTGATTTGCCGGCCTACCGGCGGGGATTCTAAGTATGAGTCCAGTTCGGACTGGGACAGCCCGGAGCTGACCTTAAAGGGGGAGCCGTTGCGGGCACGGACCCACATCTGGAATCCGCGTTCGCCGCGTTCGCCAGTGGTTTCGTTGAGCGAGAGGAACTCGAATTCGTCGTCGGTCCAGGATTTGCGTTTGAGCAGGTGCCAGCAGCGGTTGTTTTTGTCGGAGAGGAACTTGACCTGCGTGGGTAGTCCTGTTTGGCCAAAATATCCTGTCGCGTATTGCTTCGGCACCGTATACGGGCAGTCGCCGAGACGATACATCATGCCTTCGTAGTTGTTAGTTACGAAGGTTGCATAAAAGTCATTAGCATATACTTCATCATGGGCCAAAGAAGTCTCAACGAATTTTACATTTGTTGGAAAGCCGAACTTTTCGTCTATTAAGCTAGGCTCATTTCGTTCAAACCGAACAATAAAAGGTAGTCCGTAGTTCACCACATCGAACACATGATACTCCACCTGCACCGTATCCTCCGTCGGGTGCTGGCGCACCGGAGTTACGGCGGCGTTGATTCGTTGGAGGGGCCAGCCGTGAACATAAAGCTCACCGTCTAAAATAATACTTGGATCGAAAGTTTTGCTGAGAGATTTTGACAAATGATCGAGGAGTCCGGAAGGAAATGGAATCTGGTCACGAGACTGGAAACGACCGTTCTGGTAAAGAGCACGGATGCCATTGAGTTTTGGTTGGACGTAACACGGATAGGTGACTCGATGGGGTTCATAGACGTGGGCGAGGAGTGGTTTCATTTGTTTATTTGTTGATCAAGTAATTTATGGAGTTCGCGGTTCTCTGCGCGAGACTTAGCGAGTTCGTTTCGTGCTCGGTAGAAGCGGCGCTGTAACGCAATCGAGGCTGCCACGGGCTTTGGACCGCGGTTACGCTTGCCGACTTCTGCGAGGATTTTATCCGTCTGAGCCACAAAAACTTTCGTAATGTGGTCAAGCATGAAGTTAACAATTTTGATGTCGGCATCAGTCATTCAACGTCGATTGGTTTAGACCCGGAGATAGCCTTATCTACTGGGTTTTTAATTGCTTCGACGTAGTCGCCAAGCCAGACAACCAGCTTTTCGAGTTCAGGCAACGGGTCGCCGAAGCGCCAAGTTGAACTGTAAATCATATGCGGTTTGTCGGGCAGGTCGGTTGCAGTGATGGTGATTGCGTTTAGTTTCATATTGGATTTGGTGTTTCTCCCCAGCTAGGGCCGTAGGCACCCTCGAAGGGAATTGTTATTTTGTAACTAGCTATGGTCAATTCGTTCTCAAACCATTCGTGCATCTTGGCGCACGCCCAGTCGCGACGGCTGGTTGGCCATTGACCGCACAGCGCATCGTGGACTTGATGAAGTGGTTCGACAATAAGGCCACCGCTTGTTCCTTTAAGTGTCGCCTGCCATGTCTCGTAAGCCTCAACGACGAGCCCATCAACTCGGTTTTCAGGATCATTCCACAGGCGGAGCATTGCCAGGTTGGTGGCCCAAGTGGTATTTTGTTGGGGTTCGTCGGCAAGATATTCTTTGACTGTATCTTTAATGTCTTTGCCGTGGCGGCGACCAAAGAAAACACGCGTGTGACCAGAGGCCGAAGTAAGTTTTCCATACGCGACAAGTTGGGCTTCACACCATTGGTGCCAAGTGGCAACGCCGGGGTAGCGGGAGAGGTAGTGAGACTGTAAGGTCTGCGCAGTTTTGTGGTCCATGTAGATCGGCACACCGGATTCCTTGAAGGACTTACGCATGACGTTTGTCTGCATGGTGGGGATGCCCATTAGGTAGTTGGTTCCGTGCTGGATGACCTTGGCGCAATCGTAAATGCCGGTGCCAACCATATTACTAATCGCTGCAAATGGTATTTTCTTTCCCCAATATGTAAGACTTTCGCGGTCAAGTCTATTGAAATCTGCCCCGAAGCAATGTAACCCGGCAATAATCCTCGCTGGTTTAAGTCCATGTCGGTAGTCGAGAAGCATCGTGTCGTCTCCAAGTCTTGCACAGTGAGCAGCAACTGTCCATCCGTCTGCTCCGCTAAGGTCACATTGAAAGAAGTCATAAGCGGGTTTAATCTGCGACATAATTATGTCTAAGTTTCTTGGTGATAGTTGTCATATTAGTTCCTGCCCCAGTCGGACTCGTCTTACAGGAGAAGCGCCCGGTCTCCGTCCCGACGACGTTATACGCGCAACGAACACGCCCGTCCGCGTCCGCTTGAACATGCAGGGTTTCAAGGATGCCTTCGAGGTGGCGATGTTCAAGGATGCCAGCGAGGAACTGGTCACCCGCATATTTCTTACCGAGGTTGAGAATTGCTTCGACATCTGAGGTTAGTTTTTTCTGACGAAATCCGTTCACGAACTCGATCTTGTATTGGGGTGGGTAGGGTGGAGTCAGCCAACTGCGTTGAACCTTTGCTTTACCGCTCGGAGCCACTCGTCCGGAAGTTTGGTAGAGGCAGTCGATAAGGCGGTCGGAGGACAGTGAACCTTTCTTTCCTCTAAGTTCGTTGCCGGCTGTTGCCACCAAGCTGGACCCCAACGGGTGTAGTGCAGCAAGGGTTTCTTCAATTTGTTTTTTGACATTGGATTGATTTAGTTTGATTCCCCGAAGCTCCATGTAGAGCGCGGGTTGTAGCATCTCGATGTTCTTGCGGTAGTGGACTAGGCCAGCGTGGTCCAAGGCTCCGTCCTGCGCCAGACAAATCTCCATCGTCACCGCAACGTCCTTGCAGCAGCCGGTGGCTAGGTTATCCCCGTTGGAATCATACATGTCATCGTCTTTCCAGTGTGGCTCGCGGGTCCAGATGGAGGCCATAGTGGACAGGCCTTTGGGCAGTTCAGAAAAGACCTCCCAACCCTTGAGCATGGTGTCCTCAGTTACGTTGCGGATGGGACAGGCGTAGCCATAGGCTAGGACGAAGTTGTCATAGAGGGAATTTTGCAGGACTTTGGGAACGTCGTCACGCCACATGAGACGGGCAAAAGACTGGAGCAGTCGAGCATGGTCGTCGATAGAGAATTTCCACCACGGTATGGCGAACGCCTTGCTTGGCGTAGCCGATAGCGCTACGCAACGCCAGCCGATATGCCGCCGACGTTTGCTGTCTGCCCGCACACCGTCGTTCACTGCCCAGTTAGGCAAGCCACCCTCGATGTCAATGGAACAGCGTTGGTTGGCTGGCCAGGTGTCCATGAGCAGACACATGTGGGACGGGGTGAGGTTGATTAGGAGTTCGCGGACGGGGAGAGTTAGGTCTGAGTTGTTTCCTTCTTCTCTGGTTCGCTTGAGGTCGAAGTCAAACAAGGGATTGAGTGAGTAGTCTTTGAGCACGTCCTTTGGAAGGTAGGAGGCCAGACATTTGCGCTCCTGTAACGGGCTGCTGTGAAGTTCACATCTAAATAACGACCCCCGGTAAGATGCAATTTTTGCTGATGAACGTGCAAGGCGAAGCGACGCGTCCCCAAGGAGAAGACATACGTGTGGTGAGAACTGGTTGAGATCGGCACTAAGCTGTCTGATTCCAGCTTGGACATATTGGTCATCGAATGAGAAGTATGGGTTGTGTTGGCGGACTTGGGACACATGTCCCAAGAAAATACGTTTGCGATCTATGCCTGCGTCATGCAGCTTGGCGGTGAAGTAGTTACCGGATGGGCCGGTGAATGGGACGTTGTAGGTTTCGGCGTGTTCATCTGGGCTGTCGCCGATAACCGCGATGCGATATGGGTGAGAGTCGAGGATCGGGAAACAGTTGGGAACGGACTGGCGTTCGGTGACGATTGTTGGGTAGGGGGCTTCGCTCATCTTGTAGTTAATTCATGCTCAATAGCAACTCGCACATAGCTAGGCAACTCTGCTATGCGTTCATACGCAACGACCTCTCGGCCTACACGGTCCACGTAGCGCAGAGCGTGGGCGAAGTCACCAGACGGAGTTACTTGGATTACGTATAGGTCACCGGTTCTCTCGTCAAAGTAATTGATAACACTGCTCACGTGAAGATGGTAGTGGGACCGAGAGTCTTTTGGTATTGGAGTTGGATGTTGAAGAGAGCGTTGGCGTGGTGGTCCTCGGACAGCTCTGAGCCTAACGGTTGGCACCCATGCTCAATCACTGCGCAGCAGGAGCTACCGGAACCCATGAACGGGTCATAAACTTTCTGTCCCTTACGGGCGATTGCGTGGAGTATCCAACGCCAGAGTGGTATGGGTTTGGCAAAGGGGTGTGAGAACTTGCGGGCAGTTGGGCCAGATTCTATGTCAAAGACTGAGGACATCTGCGCTTCGTTGAGGACAGCACCGGGCTTACGCAGGACCATCGCCCACTCTTGGTTCTTGCAGAAGTTATGCTGTGGTGCGGCGTTGCTGCGGTGGTCTAGCTTGCGCCAGGTTAGGGGCCAACGCTGCACGCGCCAGCCAATGCCTGAGGCATAGTTTTGCAGCTTCTCCCAATGGTCCATGTCAAAGAAGAATACGCAGAAGCCAGCGTCGTCCACGACACGGAAGGCAAGCGTGATAAAGCGGTAGAGGTCAGAGAGAGAGTCTGCGACTGAGTCCTGTGCCACGCCGGAGTTGGTGCTGTTGCTGTTGGCGGATAAGGCTTCCTTGCTGACAGCGAAGTCTGGGTCGCAGAGGATGTGGTTGACGTAGCCTGCTGGCATGGTCTCCATTAGGTCAAGGGAGTTGCAGTGGAGAAACATTTGGGAGAGAGGGATAACGGGAGCGTCAGGTGGCGTTGAAAGATCGGGCACAAGTGCCGGAGCGTTTTTCAAGTGGCTTATGCCAGCAGCTATCTGTTGTGGTCCAGCCGGGGCCACAACCTTGGGTGTCAGCGTGGCGTTAGTGGTGATACCCGCAATGTGTAGCTTGGCTGCGACCGCTGCAGAGTCTTTGAGTAGCGCGGCGTATGCTTGCCTAACCGTATTGAACGCGGCAAAGCGTCCCGGCTCACGGACAAACGCGTCATAGATAGCTACGCTTGCTTGAAGGTTGTGATAACCCGTGCCAAGCATGGCACCGAACGCCCGCATACCAATCTCTTCTCCACGTTTGTGGTGCTGCGCTTCAATCATACGCCACGCACGAACGATAGCGGGGAGTTCCTCTTGCCACGGCACGTCTTCGCGATCGTGGTTCTCACTGATTTCGGTGAGCAGGTTCATGAGTTCGTCCCCATGCTCACCTTTGAGGATGAAGCCAGGTTTGGTGGGGTCGGACGACGTTGCGTGGTAGAGGTGGGTGCAACCGAGGGAGGTGAGTGCGGTGTAGCGGCGGCCACCGGCGACGAGTTTCCACTGGCTGTCGCCAAAGGGAACTAGCACTAACGGTTGGATCAAGCCTACGGTTTCAATGCCTGCGGCTAGCTCGTCGATGCCGGTGTAGGTTTGACGAAGACGGTTGTCTAGGATTACGGATGAGAAGGGGATGGAGTCAGGTGTGGTTTGCATAAGAAAGTGTGGCAGACATTGCCCGGTCTGCCAGCGGGTGTTTGGGCGTTAGCCCTTATGCCATTGCGAACTTCGGATCTTGAGTCGACTTCAACTCTTTGATCTTCATTCCATAGTCGCCGTCTTTGACTACGAACGCAAAGGCAACCTTGCCAATGCTGGCCGCGACCCACTCGGTGTCGAAACCAACGCGGGCCGGAAGCCCCTTGGTGTTGTCGGCATCGCCAGTGTTATCCAACGCATCCTGCACCTTGCCGATGGATTGAATCGCGCGTTCGGGGATGGACGTGATGTTGTTCTTGTCGCGGAGGTAGATGCGCTCGAAGAGGACACCGCCGGCTTTGCCCGGTTCAATGGTCTTGCCTTCGGACGACGGAGCTGGGTCAATCGTGTCGAAGCGGAAACTAATGCAGGGTTTCTTTTCCCCTGCGGCTTCGCCGTCAGCGATCATGTTATCTTCGGCAACTGTGGCCAGCTTGACGCGGACCCAGGTTTTGTCAGCAAGTTCAGGCATAGCGGTTTTAACGCCAGCGGTTGGGATTGCGATTGATAGAGGTGAACTCATTTGTTTTGTTTCTAATTACTACGGTAGCGTGGCCTACGCTTGAGAGGTCCGGGCGAATTGCCCTAGAGTGTTGGTGGAGTTAGATAACCTAGTGCCGGCCCTGCGGTCGGTGCCTCCCAGGGTTTGACTGAGATTACGTTGATGCCTGCGTTGAGACACTCGTCTTGAATTTCGAGTGCGACGAGGGCTAGTTCTTCGGGTGAGGCAGTCTCGAGGTCGATGGCGATGAGGAATGTGCGGGTCATTTAGCTACGCCTTTCAACTTAGCCTCAACCAACTTCCAATCGAACTCGAACTCAGCGGGCAGGCCGAGCGTGTTGCCAAGGGCAAAACGATGGTCGGGTAACGTGCGCACAACCCACTTGTAAGTGTTGCTTGCACCAGCGGGGATGATCTTTGTTTCGCAGCGCCACACGTTAGTAAAGAAGCAGCCAATGATCTCACCGACTTGTCCCGGCCAAGCAACTTTGATGGGATACACCACGTTGCCTTCGGCAGTCTTCTCCGTCTTTTCGTGACAGATAAGCACGATGTGCTTACGCATCTGGGACAAGGCTGCCATGAATCCCTTACCGAGCACAGCGAAGTGTCCCCAGAATTGGCGGCCATCTTTGAAGTCAGCGACTGCGGTCTTACCTTGGCCACGTAGTGCTTCCGCGATCAGCACGTCGGAGAGCGTGGTGCCAGAGTCAAGGACGATGGTTTGGACCAACGGGTTTTCCTGCGCGGCAAGTAGGAGTTTGGCTAGACGGGCGTAGCGGAGTGGCAGGGATATCAATGCGTCGTTTTCGTCGCGGTCTACGTGGTCGTAGCCGATGGGCATAGGCAACTTGTTGTCGCGCAGGTAACGGAGAACTCCGCCGAGGTTCCGGTCGATGTCGATGATATAGGCACCGGGGAATTTGCAAGCTAGAACAGTCTTGCCAGACTTGGGTGGACCTTGTAGGAGCAGGCGAAGGACGTCGTCTTTGTCGGCGTAGTCGGATGTATTTTTCATTGGTTGTTAGCTACCTCTTCTTTTGTTGTAGCAGGGCACACGATTCGACGAACAGTTTTGAAGCCTGCTTCGCAAGCGGGAACGAGAACTTGTTCTTCAATGATCTTACAAGACGGTGGCAGTTCGGACACGTAAATAATAAGGTTGATTCCTTTGTCAGAGATTGCCGAATAGCGGAAGCCTTCGTCCGTATGACTTACCACTTTGTCCCACTTGCCAGTATGCAAGGCACGGATTGGCGCAAAGGCTGCACGAGTTTTTACCGCAGCTATGATCTTTGCCTCATGTGGGTAGAAGTAGGCGTAGAGTAGGTCAGGAATGCTTTCGAATAACTCTTGAAGCGAATCCAACTCGGACTCGAAAAGCGTAAGTGATTCACGATAGCGGACGATTTCTTTAGTTACTTGGTCTTTTGTTTGTTGCATTTGGTTTTTGTTTTTGGTTGTGGGGCAGAACCCCGGAGAGTTAGATGCCGGCAAGTATCTTCTTACGGATACCGGACTTGGTTGGCGCGTCAGCACGAGTGCCAACGGTGGGCGTGGGTCGGTCGCGGAGCTTGCGCTCTGCGTTCTGAACCCAAGTTACGTAGAATTCGCGGGAGATACGGCGGGCGGTGTCGTCAGTATTTTGGGACATAAAGGTTAGCGGTCAGCAGTTGGGTTCCAAGTTACTTGGCGAAACGCGTGGCTGTGCAACAGTTTGTTGGCAGCTTCCGGCGAGTCCTGTGCGATGAGGCACACGTCGTGGTAAGGACACTTACCATATTTGCGGTTGAAGCAGTAGGTTACTTCTTGCGGGAAGTAATTACGCACGAGGGAATGGATGAAGTCCTCGACTCGGGTGAGTGCGTTGGTAGCCCAACTAGCTACGCTTGGTGCGGAGTAGTCGAAGTAAGAGCGGAAGAACTCTAGGGCAGGGTCGCCACCACGTGGCCCGCGTTCCATGAGACCGGCAGAACCAGTCGGACGCTTGAGCTTGATTGCGTCGAGGCAGAAGCCAGTCACGTTAAGCTCGGGCCACAGTTGCTGCGCGGCCCAGAGATACCCGCGGGTTTGGGAACTCAGGTGGAAGTCAGCGATGAAGCTGTCGCCGCCGATGGATATGGTCTTGTGGTCAACGATGCGGGCAGTTCCGTTGCAGCGAGCGATTACGTCGATGCGTCCGGCCCAGGCAACGTGTATTTGGCGAACGAAAACACCTAATGGCCCCCAACTTTGTTCTGGATTTG